CGCCAAACGTGATGTCGAGGAACCACTCACCCAGGAAGGCGAGCAGCGTGACCTTTACTTGCTGCGCGATCCGCTCGGCCGCCTCGATCCAGCTCGCGTCCCCCGAAGGGGAAAGGTCGAGGTCGTGCGTGTCCAGTGTCAATGCGAGGTCGATGCTCATACTGGTGGCCCTGTGTTGCCGCCTTGCGGATCTACGTGGTGATGGTTGTCCTGCACCGTCGCCGTCGAAGTAATGACGCCGCCGCTGTGAGCGAGGTTGCCGATGTGTTCGATGTTGCCAACGATCTTCGCCGTGCCGCCACCGGGCGCAGTGCCGCCGATGGTGATGCCCGCGTTCGCCAGGATCGTCGCGAAGTGCGTCGCGATTGCGTAGAACTCCACCGGCTGCATGAACTTGGTCATCATGTCGACCGTGAAAATCCCAGGCGACACAAGATCCGCGTCGCCGTTCGGATGCAGGCGAAGCTTGACCTTGTCGTACTGGACGACGACCGCCTCGGTATCAGCAGCGCCCACCGTAGGCCGCAGCATCGGCGAGGCGAAGCAGTCGGACAGATCGAACATGCGCGGATCGTCCGGTGCCTGATCTGACCCGCCGAGCCACGTCTCGAGCGCGCGTTCGGAGAAGTGAAGCAGCACATCGTCGCCAGGCTTGAGCGGCACCGTGATCAGCGCCTTGCCCTTGTCGGCAGCGAACCAGCACACCGGCACCTTGACGATCTGCGGCGCCGGAAGCGTCTGACCGTTTGCAAGCTGCTTGTCGAGCGTCGGTTTGACGATGGCGTGCGTGCCGTCGTAACCGATGATCTTGCCCGGCAGGCAGGTATGCACCTCCGCCAGCTCCGATCGAATCAGGCTGCGAATGTCCGACACTTCCATGGCTACCCCTGCTCGTTACGTGCCGGACGGCTTGGCGGCCGTTTTGGCGGCTTTCTTGGCGGCCTTGTCGGATGCTGCCGCCTCGGCCTTGGTCGGCGCGTAGCGATCCACAAGTTCCAGCTCGGTCATCCAGTCGCCGCCCTCGCTGTCTCCTTGGTGCTTGACCGTCTCCACGCGGAAGAAGCCTTCGACCGTGCGCGATTCCAGCTTGACCAGATCGCCCGGATTGATCTGCGGCAATAGCAGGCTTTGCACGCGCCAGCCGTCCCGCGCCTGCTCTGCGCTGACAAGGTTCGCGCGCTGGCCGGTTGTGGCGTCCGTGACCTTGGCCTTTTCGCGTGCGCCTTCGCGCTGCCGCTCGGGGTAGCCGATCAGGCCGGAATCAGCCGCCAGTACGACCGCCTGCCTGGCCGTCACACCGCGTTTCGTGACGACCTGCAATGCCTGGTTCTGGATTGACCACTCGAGGCCAGTGCCTTGGACAACCTTGTGCAGCGCTGCACGCGCTGGCCCGTAGAACGAAAAGCCATTCGCCCATGACCTTTCAGGGGAATCGTCGGCCATGACCAGCGGCAGGCCCATCTGGCTCGCGATCGAACGAATAATGGACTTGGCCGAAGCGCCCGGACCCTGGCCAATTGAAACGGCAGTATCCCGGATTTCAAAGTAGCCATCGCGCACCTCCAGTTCGGTCGTGACGTCCGTGCCATCCTTGAATGTGTAGGCCGACACGATCGCGCCGGCACACATCAAAAGCGGCCCGCTCTCGTCCGCGTAGCCGGCATAAAGGATCGCCCGCGAGTCGTGATGCGTCAGGCCGGCAATGGTGGCCGGCGCGAGGTTGAATACCTGGATCTTGTACGGGTTCGGCTCCTCGCCTGCCGTCTTTTCAAGGTCGAACGTGATGCGGATCGGCCGCGTGACTTCTGTGCCGCGCTGCCCAGCCCGCCCGACCTCCAGCCGGTAGGTGCGGTTAAACCGTGGCATCCAGTTCTCCCGGCTCGTAGTACATCAGCGCGACGATGCCCAGCGGCAAGGCGGTCCGGCTAACGCTGTTGCGCTGGTCTGGTGTGAGCGCGACCAATTCACCAGCAGGGACTGGCAACGCCGTCCTGTAGCGCTCCAGAAGCGTGTAATCCGTCACCAGCGCAATGCCCGCGACGACGGCTTCGTTCCTGGCGTTGTTGATGCCCAGCGTCCAGCTTGCAGACTCGGTATTCCATGACAAGTGCAAAAAAAACGTCTCGCCGGTCAATACGACCTCGGTCAGCGAATCATTTGCATCGATGATCGGAATCGAGAAGGCCATGAGGGAGAAACTCCGCGTGTATCAAAAAGAGCCCGTAGCCCCGCCTGTATTGCCTGACGCCCTGCTTGATATTCTGCCCTTGATCGCCTTGAGGTCTGACTGCATCGTCGTTTCCGGCTTGCCGGCCGTCTTGCCTGCCTTCGTGTTCGTTGCCCCTGCCTTCTGCGCCGGCTTGCCTGGCCGGACCTTGGCCGGCGGTATATCGACCGAGCGGAGCGTGACCTTTTCGATCTGCTCAAAATCCGCCGAAATGTCGTAAACGTCGCCCTTCTCCGCGTCGCGGTTGATCTTGCAGGACGTCATGACCATATTCGGGTAAGTGTCCAGCCCGGTCACGACCGTGATCGGCGCGCGATCGCTATGGATCTTGCGCAGCGAATCCTTCGCACTGATGAGCTTAGACCGCCCGCCAGTGCCATAAGCGTTGATCTGCGCGCCGGTGATCCAGCCCGAGATCGAAAGGCGCTCATGCTCGCGCACGATGTTGTCAGTCACGTCCGCGCCATCCTCGATGGCGTACTTCGACGCCTCGCTGTTCAGCTCGGTCGATTCGTTGATAAGCGCGTCCAGCGTGAGCGCCGCGATCATCGTTTGAGGCGGCAGCGCGTGCGATTCCTGCGGCTGGCTTCGCTGGCGCGCAATGCCGCCACCAGCAGCCCCGAATACAAGCGACACGAAGCTCACGGCGCGGCCTCCACCATCGGAGTGGGCAACGGCAAGCGCGGCCCGCTCAATCCTTGTTTAATGCCCTTCGACGTTGCCGCCGCAATGGCCGTCGGATTGCTGTTCGGCGCGGTCACATAAATATCGCCGACCGTGGTTTGTTGCGACCATGATCCGCTTGCGCCTGCCCGTTGTACGTCACCAGCGCCAACGCCGAACTTGTTAGCCAAACCGTTGTCGGCACTGCCTCCGCCGAAGCCGCGCTTGATCCAATCGGGGACCAGATCAGCCACAACATTGGCCATTCGTTTAATCATTCCCGTCCAGTAGTCGCTGAATTCGTCCCAATAGTTGTAGAGATACACGCCCAAGCCGACCAACGCCGCGATGAGTGCGGCGACAAGCAGGACCGGAGCACCCAAGAAGGCCGCGAGCGCCGTCACGCCCGTGGCGATGATGCCGCCCAGCCACATGAACACGCTGCCCAGCTTCATGACCCATCCGATGATCGTCGTAACGGGCCCGGAAATCAGCGCCAGGCCTTTGCCGATGGCATACACGACCGACAGGATGCTCAGAATGTCGACAAGCCATGGCCCAAGCTCCTGCCCGATACCGCCGAGCTGATCCTTGACCCAAATCAGGCCATCCCTGATCCGGTTTATCGATCCTTCCCATTCACTGAAGCTGCCGAGAATGTCACCGGTGACGCTATCGCCGCCCTTCAGCCAGACGTAAATATCCTGCCCGATCAGATATACGCCTTCCATGATCGCAGCCATTCGAATCCATGGCATCAGCATCCGACCGGCGAGCACCGCCAGCGATTTCCAAGCCGAGCCTGTAGAACGGCCCAAGCCCGCCCAAAGCTTTGTAAAGCTGGCCAGCAGCGGTAGCGCCATTTTCATCAGGCGCCCGAATGCCCAGCGCGCAGCGATCAGGCCGAGCAGCTTCAGGATGGTCGATAGATGCTTGATGACGAATTCGATCGCGTCCGCGAACTTCTGCGCCGCGCCAGTCAGTTTGTTGAGGTCATGAATACGCCGGCCGATTTCGTTCTTGAGCTTCAGCATGGCGCCGCCGAACGTTCGCGGCAGCTTGGCGAATTCCTTTTCGAGCAGTTCGCTCTGCTTGAGCAGACCAGGCAACAAGATGCTGGTCAGAAGCTTGCCCTGTGCGCCCATTTCCTTCAGATCGCCGACGCCGACATTGAACGATGCGGCAATGGCCTCCGCCAAGCGCGGCGCCTGCTCAAGAATCGAATTCAATTCCTCGCCATCGACGCGGCCTTTCGCGATGGATTGGCCGAGCTGCATCAATGCCGCCTGTTGCGACTCCACCGATCCGCCGCCAATGGTCAGCGCCTGCCCGATCGTGCGTGTGAGCGCCAGATTCTGGTCGGTGCTCATGCCCGTCGTCTTACGGTTGCGGCTGATCTTGGCGAACAAGTCGCCGGCCGATGCGTATTCCTGCCGCGTGTCTTGGGCGATCTTGAAGATACCCTCAAGCGCGGTTTTCTGATCCTCGATGCTATCGGTCGCCAGACCGACGCGCGCCTCGACGCTGGCCCATTCATCAGCGATCCGCGCAGTGCTCAAAACGCCGTACGCCAGCACCATCTGCTTGAGGTAGCCGACGGCCGAGCGGTAGGCGCCTGCGACGCCTTCGGCCTGTTGCCTATGTTCTCTCGCGCCTGCTGCTGCACCCGTACCGGCTGGCATGCCTGGCACTGGTAAAGCGCCGGCAGGAATGCCGACCCCTGCGCCTGTGGCGCGGCCCGCGCTACTGCGCAAGCCTCGGCGCGGAATGCGGACGGCGGAGGCGATCTTCCTTTGCCCAGCGGCGACGCCGCGTGCGGCGTTTTGGTAGGCGTCCTTGTACTGCTTGAGGCCAGAGTTATCGACCTGATAGCGCAGGACCGTGACCAGCTCGCGAATGCCCTTGTTCATTTGCCGCCCCTCTTGGCCTGTTCCATCGCGTGCGCCTCGGCTGCTTCGCGAGCGTCGAGGAGTGCATTGATTTTCAGAAGATCCACCAGCGTGACGAGGCCGCCGCGAATTTCAGCGACGCGCACGTGGCCAGCCAGGACCGGCCGCCAGATCAGAAACTCGGCCTCTATGTCTTGGGAGAATCGCCCGACGGCGGTGCCAGCTTGCTTAGGGCCGGACCAAAACGGCCGGCCCAGCGCACCAAAAAATCCCCGAAGTTGTACCGGATAACCTCCGCCATCAGCTCCAGAATGTCGCCAGGATCACGGAAGGCCATCGCCTTGACGTCGGCCGTCAGTTTCGCATCGCGTCCGTTGATCGTGACCGCGATGTGATCCGGGTCGAGCAGGCGATTTGCCCAGGCAATCAGGGAATTTCCGTCAAGGCGCGAGGAGAGCGCCGTAAGCGCGTCAGCCATGCCCTTCTCCGCTGCGGCCTCGGCGATCGTCTCGCGCACGGTTGCGTCGCCTCTGACGCCGCCCTCGCCGAAGACCGATTGCAGGATGAGGCCAGCGGCCGGGAGAATGTCCCGCTGTAGATCGCCGAAGACCTTGAGCGCTGCAAACGGGTCCATCTTGCGGATGTAAAACGCCGTATCGCCGATCGTGATCGTCTTGACGCCACCGTTATCGCTCATAGGTTGCCGCCCACGAAGAAGATGGACGAAGCGCACTCGATCACCCATTCGCGCGTTCCGACCGTGGCCGCGTATTCCGCCGTCGGCGACTTGACAATCCAAGCCTCTGACGCGCTCATCAGCGATGTTCCCCGCAGATCGGTAACAGCGACAGGGAATGCCCCGCTCCCACCGCTTGCCCGATCAATCTGCAAAAGCGCCGACAGAGCCGCATTACTCAGGGATGTTTGCTGAAGCGTCAGGGTAATCCGCGCCCGTCGGTCAGCGCTCATGCTGCGTGCGACTTCGCCGTCTGCGCCCGATACGCTGGTCACGCCGTCGCCGACTTCCTCAATCGATACGAAGGTGTCTTCGCCAAGGCCGGTGATGATCGCCGCCCCGACGATGATGACGATCATCTTTGGATCATATGTGCGTAGCATGTTGCCGGCTCCTTAGAGTGCGTAAGTCAGATTGCCCTTGATTTCGACAACGTGAATCGCTCCAGCCAGGCGCGCGGTAAATTTCACGTCCTTCAGGATGCGGTTTGCCTTGTCGTTGAAAGGCACGTTGACCGAAGCGGGATACTCGACGAGGTAGGACGGAATGACGCGATTGTTCGGCTCGTCATGCTCCTCCGGCGCGATACCGCCACGGCTTACGCCAAGATCCAGCGCCTTGCGCATCGCAGCAACGATCAGTTGAATGCCGGGATCTGTGTAAGGCACCTTGCCGTCGGCATTGATGAGCGTCGAGACGACATTGATCTTGATTTGTTCGGCCAGCCAGTCGCGGAAGCGGATCACGTCGATCCATTCGCCGGCCGCCACCTTGCCGCCCTGCGTGATCGCGAAGTTCCTGAAAGGCTCGAAGGTATTCGCATTTTTGTTCCGGGCCGCGATGCTCTCGCCTTCGGCCAGCGTGTCGTACGTGATGCCAGCCAGGCGCGTATTCGCCCAGGTTTCGCCGCCAGGGTAGAAGGTAAAGCGGTTGCCAGCGATCGCCGACTCCAGCCATTCGAAGTCGATAGGCCGATGGAACCAGACGTGCGTACGGAAAAATTGCCCTTGCTGAAGCTTGGCGGCGATGTCGGTCGTGCTGGCACCGTCGAGGATGCCAGGATCGTTTGAGCTGATCCCGAGCAGCTTTTCGTTTGCCTCGGTCCATTGTGCGGCGTCGAGCTGGTCGGCTTCATCGCGCGAGGTCAGGACGATGCCGTACCAATCGTCGTTCTCTGCGCGGATCGCGGCCAGAGCGTCGGTCATGCTCTCTGTCGAGACAGGCGTCACCAATGCCAGCGCGCCGGCCGTGGTAACGCTGAAGGCGTCGCCCGGTACGTTGCTGCTGATCGTGATCGTCGGGCCCGTAGCGACCGCTGTGACCGGCAAGGCAGGCAGTACCGCGGCGACCGCGGCTGCCAGGCCCGCGGCGATGAGCACATCCGTGTCGGCCACGAGGGCCGTATAGCTCACCTGCTGCGTGATGACGTCAAACGTCGTCGTATCGCGCCAGCCAATGGTCAGGGTATAGACGTTGCCCACGACCGCCTTGGTGACGGTGATGTCGACGTCGTCGGCCTGTGCGCGGCCGATATATACCTGATTGATCGTCGGAATCTGCTTGAAGACGTCCCGGACGGCCATGTACAGCGGATCGGTGTCATCGACGCCCATCTCGAGCAGTTGATCGGCGCCAGTCACGACCATGACGCGCCCGACAGAGAGCGCGTGCGGGCCGACGACAAGCAAATCAGAAAAGCTCTTTTCCTTGATCGCCGTGGTGCTCAAGGCGATCTGCACGGAAACAATACGGTCAATATTCGCCATTGCATCAGCTCCGGTTATTGAAGGCCCGCGTCAGGGCGGGGGGATGTCGATCGTGAATTCAAACGGCGGAAGCTCGTCGTCTTTCAGGCCGCCGACCGTGTCGATCGAGCCTTGTACGTGTTCGATAAAATCAAGCTGCTCAGTCACGCCGAGCACATAGCGCGCACTGATTTCAATGACCGCATGAGGCTCGTACGTCGAACCGTCGCGCAGCGTCGGCAGGCGCGTCACCTGGCCGATGTCAAAAAAGGCGATGTTCTTGGCGACCGTGGCTTGCAGAATCGCCTCGGTGTCGAGCATCTGGCTAAGCGTGTCCAGCGCCTCGAAAATCCCGGTGCCATAGCCGTGAATCTCGACGGACGCGTCGCGGTGCGACTCGGTCGTTCTGACGCCGTTGTCGTCCAGCCGGCTGTAATTCTCGCGCGGCCGGCGTGCCCAGCGCGTCGCCACGGTTGCGTATGGCTTGGCTGGCCGCGGCCCGTTTTCATCAGCGAAGATGAGCGGGACCGGCGTCGCCATCTGTAACAGCTCGCGGATGTCGGTCTCTGCGCTCATGGCTCGACCTCCAGCGCCGCCAGATAGCGGTAATGCGGAATAACGTGCGACTGCCACGGCGAGACGTCGATCACGAGGTATTCACCCGGACGCGGCGCATAAGGCCACACCAGCCGGTCGCCGTTGCTGCTATCGGCGCCGGCCACCTTCAGCACGGCGTCGGTGTAGATCCTCACAAGCGCCTCGATGCGGCGCCCTTCGCGCATGGGCATCATCTGGTCGTAGTCGATCTGACGCGCCGGCTGCACGCTGGCCAGGATCGTCAGCGGATCAGGATCGTCCGCGCCTTCGACCCATCGCCCCTCGACATACGCGCCAGGCAAGCGCCGGACAATGGTCTGAGGCGTGCGAAAGCTGCTCATATCTTGACGTACCGGATCGCGCCCGCAAGCAGGCCATGGTGAATCAGCGGCTTGTCTGATTTTTTGCGCGCCTTCGTCGAATCAGCGTTCGGCTCAGCCCACAAATGCGCCTCGCGGACATGGAGCTTTTGCTGGCCTTCGACAAGAACGCCCATTTGCGCCAGCACTTGCCCGACTGGCTTGCCTTCATCGACAAGACCCGCCGCGCGATCCATGGCCATCGACAACGGGCGCCGATTCTTCTCAAAAAAATCACGCATGAAAGGCCGCGAGGGGATCGTCTCGGTGCCGTACTCATTGATGAGCGCGTAATCGAGAATGTCGACCTTGCCGTCTTCATCCTTGCCGGCGTCAGCCTGAATGCCGAACTTCACGCCATGGCCGTCGATCTTGTTGCGACGGTTGATGAACTTCAGCAAGCCATGGTCAATAGTCTTGATATCCCGCGTCGTAGCCACAGCAGCCTCCGCACCCAGCCTGCCCCACCATGATTGCGCCCGTCCCGCAGATGTCCATCAGGCGTTTCCAGTTGTCGTAATACCCATAGGGATCGCCGACGCCGTCCGTGCCGTCGTTCTTGCCGTACTGACGCTGCAAGTCGCCTTCCTTCTCCATGACGACGCCGGCCGGGATCGCTGGGGTAGAGGCTGCGGCTTTGGAGAGCTGTTGCCCGTACAGGATGTAGGCCGCGTAATACGCCTGCGCCAAGTCTTGCTGCGGCTCGGTCAGGCACGGCGGCCGGTAAGCCGCCGCGATCGTCAGCGCCATCGTCTTGTCTTCTACCGGCAAGGCCGCGAAGCCTGGCGCGATGAAGTCAAGGATCTTGATGAGGTCATCCATCGACGTGGCCATCAGAACCCCCGGCAATCAGCCGTTAGAAGCGCGCAGCAGTTCCAGCAACTCGGCCTTTTTGGCCGTGTCCGCGTAGGTGATGCCACGGTGATCGAGTTCCGCCTTGATGTCGGCGACTTTGGTCGGCTCGCCGGGTTCGGGCGCGCCATCGTCGTCTTCATCGATGGCAAGGGCCGCGTCGTGATCTGGCAAGGCGCTCGCCGCTGGCGATGAGGCATCGACCAAGACGCCGCGCTTGATGAGGAGCGCGACGCCGCGGTTCTTTTCATCGACTTCAGCCGTAGCCGTGGGCGCGATGTGCGTACGCGGCGGGATGTTGACCATGTAGGCGGCCATATTCTTGACTAGCAGCATGTCAAACGCCCTCCGCTTTCGTGAGCGCGAGGGGGTAATACACGACCACCCCTGCGGCCCGTGCCAGGCAATCGACAACCAATTCGAGGTTGCGCGCTTGTGCTGGCAATTGATTGAAAGGCATGGGTACTTCCATGCTCAGGTTTTCCGGCGAGTATTCGTACATGATCGCCAGCGACACGCCACCCGTGCCGGCCGTTTCCAGCTCGGGCGCTTCGAAGAATTCGAAGCCTGGATGCTTCTTGATGAAGAAGGTCATCGCGGTCTCGCCGAGCGCGTCCGTCAGGCGCTTGGAGCTGGCCGCGCCATAGGCGAGCGACGGCAGCGCGATACGGTTCGGCGTGTGCAGGCCGTGCGATTGCGTGCGCACTGCGTTCCACAGCGAATCCAGATCGAGCAGGATCGCGTCGGCCGTTGTGGCGACGTTTGCCCAATCGCCGGCAATGACCGTCAGGCCGATATTCGGATGGGTCGTCAGGCCATACAGGCCGTATGCAGGCTCGCCGATCAGCGCGATCTGGTTGAGCTTCAAATCGATGGCGCGGCGCGCGGCGTTGGCCTTGCGTTGTGGCAGGTTTTCGCCAGTCGCTGAACTTGCGCGAAGTTCGGCGATGTTGTAGCCGTATGAGTCGCCGATGTCCTTGACCGTACCTGTTGCCGACACGCCCTTGACGTCGGCGCGTGGCAGATCGTCGGCGTAGTTCGCGATCACCTTGGCCATACCGACCGCTGTAAAGGTCTGGTATGTGAAGGTCGCGGCCCACTCGGGAACCTCGCTCGTCTGCGGCACCAGTTGCAGGCCGGTCAGCGGTGGCAGCTTTGCCTCATAGACGCGGGCCTTGACGTAGTCGAGTTGGCGCGCGAGGAAAATGCCCTCGTCAGCGCGGAAGGCCGACCCGATGTTCTGCCCGAAAATGATCGCGGCATTCGCATCGGCTTGGTCAAAGTGCATGTGTTGGTTACGCATGGCGCAATTCCTTTCAATCGGGAACAAAGTCGGCAAGTTGTTCCCGTTCTGGGAACAAGGCGATAAATCAGCGGCCGGTTAGGTCGTTTCGGAGAACGGCGCGTGCAGCTCGACGACCGCGATGTCGCCATCAGCCGTGGCGATCTTGGCGGAACGAAACACGGCATTCGCGAGGAGCGTCCCGGAGGCGTCGCCCACGGTGCCGTCCGGCGCATAAGACACAGGGCCGTCCTTCGTGACCGCGCCGGCCGCCGTGACCTTGGCCCACACAAGCCCGCGAGTCATGACAGAAGCGCAGTCGTGAAGCACGTAGGACGCGCCTGGAATCGCGTGGCTGTGCAAGGTAATGCCGCGAATCTTGGTGCCTGCTGCCGGCCCGCCGACGATGTCGGAGCCCACTGCGGAGCCGACAACAATGCCGAATTGCAGCGTGGCAGTGCCGACGGCAAACGACTCGACTCGATCGTCGCCGCTGTCTGCCTTCATGCCGGCAAAGCCGGGATCTTGTGTAGGAATGGCCATGTCTATGACTCCTAGTCAGTTGATGTATGCAAATACGATAAGCGGGACAACGAAAAGGCGTCTTACACGGTACGCGCGGCGATCATCCGCTCGCGTGCCTGTGCCGATGAGGTAGCGGGTCCGTCCTTGCTGTCCTGACGCTCGCCTTGGCCACCCGATGCGCTGCCGCTCATATCGGCGCGCTGGCCGGCGACGGCCTGTGTGCGTGTGGCCTTGTCGGCAATCGCCATGTCGTAGGCGACCGCGATGTACTCGTCGGTCTTACCATCGACGGGGAAGGAATCACCGCGAACGGCCTTGATGCCGGCGACGCGCAGATCCTTGGGCGTCATGGCTGGCGTGACGGTCACGCCCAAGCCCTTGACCTCGGCTTGTAGCGCCAGCATGGTCATTGCCTCGGCTTCGCCATCCTTGCGGGCCTGGACGACCTTGGCGTCGGCAGCGTCGGCGCGGGCCTTCTCGGAATCGGCGCGGGCCGCTTCAGTGTCGCCACGCTTGGTGGCGTCGGCGAACTTGGCGCGCATGGCCTCCAGTTCGTTCGCGACTTCAGGGGCGGCGTCATACGACAGGCCGGTGTCTAGCTTCACTTTGACAGTGGTCATGGTTTGTTCCTCTTCACCAGCGGCGTCTGCCGCATCCAAATTCAGGCGCGAGTTTCCCGCGCGCCCCCGTTTAACGAGCGCCATGTGATTGACGCGGATGTTTCGCTGTACTGCGTCGTAGTGCGTGCCATTGAAGTCACCCGGCGTCGGGTCCAGATCCAGCGTGTAGCCGAGACTGATTTCCTTGTTGCCGCGATCCACTGGCGACGTGTCGTGAATGACCACATCGGCGCGCACGTTTTCGCCGTCCTGGCGGCCCTTGGAGAGCACCGCACCGCAGACGATGCCGCGCGCAGTTTGCGAGGTCACGACCGCATGACCGTCCGTGATCGGCTTGCCCATGAGGCTCGCCAGCGAGTCGGCGTGAAAAACCTCGTCGGCTGGCCGTAGTTCCATCTGGATCGAGCCATCAGCGCGCCGGTACGGGAAAACGCCCGTGCGGGTAAGGATCGGCGAATCGTGGATAAAACCTTCTGGGGTTTTCGTGACCGCTAGCGTCACCACATCAAAGCGTTCTGGCATCACGGCTCCTTGTCGCCATGGCTGCATGCTGTAAAGCATTCATGGCTGCATGCTGTCTTGAATCAATGCACAAACAGCGCGTTGAGGTCGTCAAAGTCAGGCAGGACGGGCTCGGCCCAGCACCTACAGTTGTGCGCAACAATGCCGTTAGCTAGATACCATCCTGATCCAGTTGAGGCATTGAACACATGACCAGAAAATTCACGCGCGCTTTTATTGACCACGCGAAGAGGCTCATAAGTGAAGGGCGCACCCTCAAAGAAATAGGCGTCCATCTCGGGTGCAATCCCGACAACCTCAGCAAGCACCTGCGCATCGAAGGCATCGATACCACCGCTGGCAAGCGCGGAAGACCAGCACACAACCGTATTGCCAATCTCAACGAGCCAGCCCTCGTAGCTGCCTACGCTGAAGGGCGTAGCGTCTTGCAGTTGGCTGGAGATTACGGCGTCAACCGATTTGTAATCAGTCGCATCCTTTCGCACCATCACGTCCCCGCCAGATCGCAGACGGAGGCCATGTTCGTACGCATTGCGCAACTTGACGATCAAGGCCGCAAAGCGATGACCGCCAAAGCCAATGCAGCATTCAGGCATGACGGGAAGCGAATCGCTCTCAAAGCTACCCTGACCAGAAGCAGGAACGTCGAAGCCGGCCACGCTCAAGTCAACATCGGAATCGGCGAGGCTGAACTTGCCGCAGCGCTTCGAAAAAGCGGCGCATCTGTCAGAGAGCAAGTGTCCTGCGATCGCTACAGCATCGACATCGTTTTGGGGAATCTCGCCGTGGAAGTCAAATTCGGTCAAGGCGGTGGCCGTTACCGTACCGGTGAGCGCGACAAAATTGAATATCTCCTCGAATGTGGATACATCGTCTGTTACGTCGTTTTCTGTGACCGCAGCGGAATCACTTACGGCATGGATTACGTCGTCGCCCTCCTGAATGGCATCCAGAGCAAGCCACCCGCGCTTGGTCAATATCGGGTGATTCGGTGTGGCCTCCAAAAATCGCCCATCGCTCGTTTCAATGGATACGAGACGACCCGTAAAGCTGTGTCGCCAGAGATTTGTACAATCATTCGGGAAATCGACTTGTACTGATCCTGGAAAGCAGCGGATCGGCGCGCCTGGATTTCCACCGTCTGGCGGGTTGTTCCAGCTATAAACTTTGCCCTCGCGGTCCGTATGCGCGTCGCGCTCGCGCTGATCGAGCACGCCGCGCCAGCGGTAGTCCGTCACGCCGGCCGCAGTCTGGCGGCCCTCAGTCAGCGCACCGTTTAGCTTGCCGATCTGATCCCGCGCGATCAGCTCCGCTTTGTTCCTCGGCACCTTGTAGGTCTCGCGAACCATCTTGGTCATGTCGCGCAGGCTTGTGCCTTGCCGCACCGCCGAGACGACCTTGCCTTGCAGGTTGGCCAGATACTCGGGCGACAGCGACTTGATGAGGCGAATGCTCTCCAGTTCGAAGGTCTGAAGCTCCACCAGCATCGCCGGCTCGGTCACGAACACATCGACGCCGTACGCCTGGCGCAAGATCGCGTGCCACTGCTGTTGGTTGAAGTGATTCACCCGAGCACCGAAGGCAGCGACAAAAGGCGCGATCACTTCAGGCGCCACGGCGGAAGCCTCCAGCGCCCGCTGAAAAGCAAGGTGCAGTTGGCCATACCACTGCTTGTCCTCGACCGCGTCCGTGCGCTGCTCGGGGAGCGCCGGGATCACGAAGCGCTCGACCGCGTCGATCGTGGGCGTCACGGCCTCGGCGACGATGTAGCGCTCGAATTCAAGCGCGATGCCCAGCGGGTACACCCACTTTTTGGGCTTCTTAGGCTTGGCCCTCGGCGTAGCGAGCTGCGCTTTGTCCTGCCTGAGTGTCGGCCTCCAAAGCATAAACACCTCTCGCGACCAGAATTTCCCGGCCTTCCTCTTCACTGATGAACATGTGGTCGAGAGCGCTGCCGACGGCTTCGACCTCTAGCTTCTTGGTCTCCGCCGCCGTCTTCGCTACATCGGCAGCTTCCTTGACCGTAGGCGTCACCAGCGGAGGCCAGACGATGTGCCACGTTTCAGGAATGCTGCCCGCTTTGAACACGTCTTGCTGTGCCAGGATGAGCGCGATCAGGCGCTCCAGCGTCGGCGTGCCCTGTGATGTCTGGATGCCGGCGACCATGTCGTAAAAGCCGGCGAAATCGGCGTCGCCCGTGGCGTTCAATCCGGTCGGCGCGCGGCCAAAAAGGATGGCCGCCGGAATGCCCGACTCCGCACTCACGGCGACCTGAAGTTCCCCTACAACGTCTTTGACGCCGGTCAAATTGGCGTCCTCTATGTGATAGCCATCCATCTTGTCAATCGCGACGGTGTTGCGCACGCCGCGAAGTGAATCGACAAGGTTGATGCGTTTCTGAATCGTTGCGTCCTGCTTGGCGACAAGTGCGTTCGCCAGGCCTTCCATTTCATACACGGCCTGCTGCTTGCGCCTCATCATTTCCAGCGAGAGGCAAAGCCCGTCGAGGTAATTGCCGATCGCCTGATAAGCGCGATTGACTGAGCTGCGGCCCTCCCATGGAACGCCGCGGTAAGCACTTGCACGCCGCGGCAACGGTGCGCCCTTGATGCCGATCAGGCGCGACTCATGCGCCAGGAAAGCGGCTTGCCCGATGTTGTCAGGGGCGACGACTGAAAGCCGGTAATGCGTCGGCTGGCCATAGTTCGCTTGTGTTGCGTCCGCGTAGCGTGTCGGACCCGGCGAGACTTCAGTCGCGTCGAATACCCGAATTTCCTCGATCCGGCGCAGGCGGTTGATGTTCAGCGGCTCATTCAGGCGGCCACCGTCGTCGCAGATGATGAGCAGCACGGAAGACCCGGTCAGGCGGGACCAGCGAAACCCGTCGGCCAGTTCGCCGAGCACATTCAAGCGGTCCAGTTCGTTTTTGATGCCCTCATCGATGTCGCCATCAATGCAGACGCCGGCCTTGACTGCCGTATCGGACGGCTTGTCGACCACAGCGGCATACAGGCCGCCGGTTGCGTACAGGGCCGTCATGTCGTAGCCGGTCGCGGTGATGCTGGCGCGAAGGCGTAGCGCTGGCGTCATCAGGGCCGACTCGTATCCGTCCTCGCGTTGACCCATGAAGCACTCCGAATCATTCAGACATGGCGAGGAAGCGCGCCATCTTGTTCGTCACCAGCTCAGAAAACGCGCCGCTTGAGGCATCGACCTGGTCGTCATGGATCTTGGAATTCGGGAAGCCTTCCAATTCATTGAAAAACGCTTCATTCCATGGGCCGGCGACGACCTCGACGTTCCCGGCCTGCCACTGCGCCGCGAAGGGTTCGGCGCGAATGTGTTTCTTGCCCGACTCGCGCGCCGACTTGGCCACGTTGCCGGCCAGCTCGGCGACCATGCCCTCGGCTTGATCCTTACCCGCCTGGCCGGGATCTTGGGGAACGACGGTTACAACGTGCGGCCCGTCGTGCGTCGTCGTGTTTGCGATCAGCGTCCGAACGTCTGAGGCGCGGCGCCGTACGCGCTGCACGTCTGCCACGACATAGCGGCCATTAGCCCGCAGACCCATGAGCACGCCAGCGGTCCAGTCTGGATCGGGGTTCTCTTCGGTCGGCAGCGTGGCGGCCAGATCCCAGCGCCGAACCCAAGCAATCACATCGGTCGGCCGCGTCTTGATGATCTGCACGTCCGTGCGCTGGAAATAGCTTCCCGGCGTGTGCCTGACTTTCCAGTTACCGCCGAGCAGCCTTTCGCGCTCGACCCGCGACATGGCCATCAGGTTCGCGAGGTAGCCGGGGTCTTTCTCCAGCAAAATCTTGTTGTCGTGGATCGTGGCCGCGATGAAGGTGATCGACTTCACCAGATGCGGCCTTGTACCGGCCAGCAAGGCGCATTCATTTCGGGAATCACCCCACACCAGCTCGTCGCCGACCCGGGTGAAGTACCGGAGCACGCCGTCGCGCTCGGGTATCGGGTAGCCGGTTTCCTGGTCAATCCACCATGCCAGCAACTCGGCGACCCATGAATCGGCGTCCGGGTTGCAGGTTGCCCGCATGTAGGGCCGCACACCGCACGTCGAGCGGTTGCGCGAGAGCATGTAGAAGAATTGCTTCCGGGTAAAATGTGTCAACTCATCCCACATAATCAGGGGGATTTGTGCACCTTGGTAAGCGTAAACGTCCGGGTCGCGCTGTAGGTGCCTCATCTGAATCGCGGCACCCGGGCGAAACTTCCACAGCGGGTGCGGCGAGTTGCGCTGTATGCCGCCAAGCTGCGGATAGAGGTCTTGGCTTTGATCCCAAAGGCCCCCGGGTGACGTGATCTGCGTCGCCTGGCGCCGGAAGACCACCGCAGCGAAACCCTTCACCGCCTTGTTGCGAACGGCTTCAAGCAGGAGCGAGTGCGTTTTACCGCCTCCAGCTCCACCGCCAAAAATCAGAATGTCGGCCTTGCACTCGAGCGCGCGCTCTTGCGGCCCTGCCTGCGGACCCATGCCGCCGTTCGGAAAGGCTCCGGCGACGATCAGCTCGGACGCCTTGAGAAGCGTTTTAGGGTTTTCAGCGCGGCCCATGAATGCAAAAAGCCGGCGACCTATGCGGCGACCGGCTTGCTTTCAATCTGGCTTTTTCCCATGGGCCGACCACCCTGCCGGGTGACGGTCTCAGCGGTAATTGCTGGCTGGCTGGAATTTTGCGGAGTATAGACCCCTGTTTCGGCGCGTTGCAAGTTTTCTGCGTCCTCGGCCAATAAATCGGCGAGTTCCATCGTTATGTCGGCCATGGCGAGCCAGAAGTTGCGGATTCGGAAGCCAGCGCGTCTGGCCAGTACCCATGGCGGCTCGTTCAAGACGTAGAAGCGTTTGAGGAGGTCGCGATTCTCAAGGCTCAGGCGGCGCCAGGCGAGCGTGACGCGCTCGGCGTCAGCCTCGTCGTAGCTTTTGAGCGCCAGCGCACGGCGCCCTTCAAGCGCGTCTGCCATCTTTGCCCAGGTTGCGCAGTATTGCGCCCCCGCTCGACACACCCGATTTGCGCGACCCCAATTGTCAAGGCGTCTTTCGATTTCGCCGTCATCAATTCGCCGCGTCGTCCGTTGCATTGTCGAGCCTCCATGAAGGCATGCCACCTTGAAAGCAAGGCAGCATGCAGTCATGAATCATAGGCTGCAAACATTCGTTTCGCTTTCAGGGGAAAACTCAATTGCAGAACTATAGGTTGCAGTCATGACTCTAAGACTGCATGCTGTCACGCAAGCAAGCGAGGTGCGCTATGGACAAGCCAATGTCGCCGCAGCAATGGGAAGCCCTCCCGGAAGGGCTGAAAGCCATTATTCAGCCGTTGTCGCAGGCCGAATACGACCGCCGTATGGCCGAATGGAAAGCAGGGAACGCCAAGCATGACGCGCTCGCCGCGTTCGTTCGCGGCCTTCAGGACGTCGGCGGCCGGTACTGGATCAACCCAGGCATGCCAATCACGCTGGCTCGGGTTTTCTTCGACAATCGCCGCAAGGGGATCAAGGGTCACGTCATGGTCGGATCGCGCATGGCCAGCAGCCGCGCGTTGCATGACTACCTTGTGGCGCGTGGCGTCGAGGGTCTGGTCTGGAATGAGGTCGGAGAGCGGCCAGCGTTCAAGCCGGCTGCGCGCGTGACGTCCTACCTTGAGCGGTCAGCGCAGGAATAAGGCGCCGGTCAGCGTACAAGCGTCAGGAGTAGGCCGGCCAGGAAAGCGGTTTGCAGGATGGCGATGCCGACCATCCATCGCACAAGGTCCGTGCGGCACTGCAAAAGGTCCGCACGCAGTTCGGTGAAGGCTTTTTCCACATCGGCTTTGGTCGCGATCCGCAGCGCGTTTAGGTCGGGTTTTGTGTCTGCGCTCATGCTTGGCTCACTTGCTGCCGGTCGTTATGTCCCACCAGCGGGACAAGGCAGTGTCCCACGGGAGGGACACTAGCTTGCGGGGTTAGGTCTTTGACCTGATCGGGCGTGCATGAGACCTGAGCGAGAGCGGTTAGCGGGCCCTACCCCCTCCCCCCCACGCTTCTTGTTAAATATATATCTCTCTTGTTAGGAGCTCACCCATGAGCTCTATTAGGGGGGTATAGGGCTCACCCATGAGCTCCTTTCAAAAAAATAGAGCTCACCCATGACACGTATCATGGGTGAGCTGTGTATAACTTTTACGACAAAGTTTTGCTCTGGATGTCAAGCAACTGCTCGCGCATGTCCGGTGGCAGCTTGGCGAAGTCTGATTCGTTGAACTGAATCACGTTCCCGCCGTTGCCGTTGATGACCTGCACATTCAGCCGCTCGATGTGCACGATCTTGGCGCCTGCCAGGTCTCCGGTCAGGAGGACGTTTTTAAGGTCGGCTACAGCGTGGGAGATAGAAGAGGGCAGGTAGTCCCACGTAGCGACCGCCGTGGCCTCTCCGTTGGCATCCATCACGCGCACCTTCTCGCGCAGCGTATAGACGCTCTTGCGCCCCTCCTTGCCCTTGCTGATGTAGCCAAGCTCCCCCAGCGCGGTTAGACAGCGCTTCACTTGTGCCTCACTCAGCCCCGCTTTTTCGGCGATCAGCTCATGGCCCGGAAAAGCCCGACCCGTGTTGAAGTTCGTATAGCTCTTGATGACCAGATAGACCTTGATGGCCGATCCGTCGAGCTTCGCCATGTCGCCGCTATCGATCATGTCTTTGAACACGTGAAACCATACGGTTTGCGCCTCATAAGCCATGGGTCAGGCCGCGAACAAAGCGAGCTGGCGCGGATCTACAAACCGCGCCGGCCGCCTTCTGTTGGCCGCCTGCTCGACCGGCGTCGCCCATCGACAGTTATCCGGTTCGTAGTCGCCGTCGTTGTCGTCGCGCTCGATGGTCAAGCCTGGCGCCCAAGTTGCCGCCATGTCGGCCGCGAAAAGGTCGAAGGATTGCCAGCGCTCGCACACCTTGATCCCGCGCCCGCCGTAGCGGTGAAAGTTCTCCGCGTTCGGGTTGCGGCAACGCGTGAGCATGCCCATCCATGAGTAGTAGATCGGGCTGCGATAGCGCTTCGTGGCGCCGGTCTGGCCGGCCTGGATACGGTCGTCGAGGGTCATTGTTCGCCGTGTCAAGCGATGAAAACCACCTCATTCTACAGGCGGCGTTTCCTAAACTTGATAATTATAACTTTTTAACACTTCGCCTCTTGATCTATGCGCATTCGTGCGTATAATTCAATACATGGACGCAGCGTATATGGCGCAGCGACAGGACGAAGGGGATCAGATCATGAACATCAGCGAAGCATTTGACGCAGCAGTCGCCGGCACACTCACCCAGGGCGAACTGCTCGAAACCCTTGCGAAGACCTTCAAGACCAGCAAGGAAGTACGCCGAGTTTTCATCGCCATGGACAAGCGGGACGAAGAAGAAGCGCGCGACATGCTCACGCCGCGCCGCGAGCTGACGACCGAAGAGGTCAGCGCCGCATACGCAGCCGGCACCGCCTCGCTGTACGCCGAT